GGGTTCTTGGGTAATCGTTTCAACCACTTGTATTTTGCACTTTTCTTCATCGCCTCTATGAGTTCCACCGCTTCAACTCGATTCTCGTTGTCTAATCTCAGATCACCAATTGCGTCCTCTAGTGTGGGTTCTTCGTCTGCACCCTCTGGAAATAGTGACGAAATTAACATCCACGGCATACCTATCTTATCTAGTACATCATTGCGAACACTCACTATGAACACACGTTGTCTCTTCTGTGGTACACCGAAGTGTATTCCATTCATCACCTTATATGTGGTGGTATAACCTTCAGCTTCAAAATCTTTAACCATACGGTCTAAGTGTTGTTTCGCATAGTCCATAGTCAGACCCTTGACATTTTCGCACACAACCACTTTGGGTTTCATCTCACCAGTTATGCGAATCATCTCCCATGTCAAGTCCTCTATGTTCTGTTGTTTCATACCATATGCAACCTTCTCTTGGTTCCAACCCTTCTGTTTTGTACCGCTCATTGAGAAAGGTGGACAAGGCGGCGAACCATCGAGTATGTCCAATTCACCTACTTCGAGGCCTGTCATATCCATAATCTGTTTCCCAGTGATATTTTTGATATCATCGCATATGTGAGGGGTTTCTGGCCAGTTTGCAAGATACGTGTTCACTGCGACCTGTTGAAACTCGTTCACAAATCGACAGTCTCCACCAGCGAGTTTATAACCGCATGATGATCCCCCACCGCCTGCAAAGAATGAAATATAGGTGAACCTCTTGCGAGATGCACTTCTCTCTAGGTCATCTAATGTATATCTTCTATATCGTTTATTCAATTAAAAAAATCCTCTAGTGTTCCTTGCGTCCCATAGGAGCTGTCGATCAACCAACTCATCTTCTCAGTGATGAATCGCAGGGGCTCTACGAAACTCTTGGTGAATTGTACATCATAGTCTATTCTGTCTTCAATGTCAAGTTCCTTTGGAAAAGAAGTCATGAACGAGAACGCAGATGACTGATATATGTTGGGCTGTTTCATGTTGAGAAATCGTATCTTGTCTCCCTCTTGTATCAGGGGGTATTTTCCTTCCAGATTATTTTCACGAATCAGGTGATTGTATAGTATTGCACCCTTAACGTGCATTGGAGCGCCAGATGCAAATAGACTGTTCTCTCCAGTGAATTTCTGAACACCATTGCAGCTGCGTGGAAATGATATGTCCTCTGGTGAAAGTGTCATGAACTCTTCCCTAAAATCCTGTATAAAGGTATTTAGCATTTTCTCATTCCCATTCATGATGATATCCATCGCCTCTTTGATCTTCTCTCGACATGGTGCGGGCGTACTACTCTTGACCGCCTCTATTCCCATCATCTTGAGTTTGGGCTCTTTATACCGAACACCCTCACTGTCGTGGACATTGAGAATATACCTCTTCTTTGCAGTCCATATACCTTTGTCTGCAATCACCTCTCTCGCCATGACCATCTTCTGATCATATGCGTTCATCTCTTTAGAAAGTGCCGTGTAACTCTTATCGATAAATGGTTCCAACTTCTCAGTTGCAATCTTGTCCAAGAAATTGATGACCTTTTTAGTCTCCGTTCCCTCATCAAACACCTTGTCAACCAGCTTCTCAAAAGTGATATACACCGAGTCTGTGTCACTTGCAATAACATAGTCAATCTCTGTTGTATTGAGTATCTTGTTAAGATATACATTAAGAGCCTTTTCGATCCATCGTATAGATAACTGACCAGACGTTGTAATTGCAGTAGCGACCAGCAGATCGAAATACCTAAACCAATTATTCCCAATTGCACCATACGCACTATTGAGTGAAATCTTCTTCGCCATCTGGATGTTGTTATATCTGGAAATGGTTTTAAGGAGTTCTTTATCCTTTGTGTTTTCATACTCCTGTTGAGCCTCCAACATAAGTTTTTTATACTTGACACGATCATTGTACATCTTCTCCATTAGTTGAGGGAGAAACCCACGCTTGTCTTTGCGAAAAAACGCACCGTTAGGGGTCATGCAATGGGCGGTGGTATTTCTTACCTTCCCTTCTAAAATCTTGTCCACTAGTTTGTCCTTCTTCTCACAGTTGGGTACTAGTGTCTCAGGTGATATGTTATACTGCATTATGAGATGTGGATACAGCGAGTTAAGGTCAAATGACATGACCCACTTGTGCATACCCACTTGTGGGTCTTTCACATATGCACCCTCAAACTGTTCCACCTTGTCATGTGTTCTCTTTTGTGGTATAACTATGTTCTGTTCTCTCAGGTGATTATATATGAGTATATCCCAATATCGCACCGAACCTAGAACATCAATAAAATTAACCTTTCCATCATAGGCCATAGTGAGACACAGCTCAATCAGTTTCATCTTGTCTTCCAGACGATCCACGATCTCAACATCCTGTATGTTGTATTCGATGAACGACTGAAAATCGTTGGTATACCACTCACGAAATGTGTCGAATGGATTACCTGATTTACTCTCTCCTAACTCGACCTTCGCAATGTGGTCTAACCGATAGGACTCTTGTGCAGTATATGTGAACTTGCGATATAGGTCAAAATAGTCAAGTGCAGATACGCCTGCAATAATATATGTCTGGTGTCTTCTACCCATCTGGTAGACTTCTCTCTCACGAACATCACCCCAAGGTGATAATCGTTTTATCTCATCCTCACCAAATAACTGTTTAATACGATTGCAGATATAGGGTATATCAAAGAACTCTGTATTCCACCCTGTTATAACGTCTGGCTGATGTTTCTCCCAGAATATTAGAAACTCCTTGAGAAGATGCACCTCACTCTGACACTTGACATATGTGATATCATCACGTTCTGTCTCAAAGTCACCTATACCCCACACCACGATCTTTTTGTTCTGGTGGTTCTTGAGAGTGATGGATAATAGTTCTTCTTGGGCCTCCGACACAGAGGGAAATCCATTCTCGCATTGCACCTCTATATCAATGGTCACGATCAGTATTTGATCCATGTCCCAATTAACAGTACCCTTATATGTGTCTGCAATATAACAGTAGGGGTATTGAGTGTTACCATACACTAACTCAGGCTGACTCTTATGGGTTTCTATCCACTCCCTTGCATCCTTGATGTTGTAGAACTGTGTGGGTAGTACATGACTGCCGTCAAGTGTCTTATATCCTGTCTCTTCTTTTACTGGGGAAAACAGAGTTGGTGAGTACCGAACTCTGGAATTTGTGCGTTGTCCGTTCTTGACCTCACGAACACATATGTTATTTCCCCTTTGGATTACATTCGTGTAAAAATTCACTGTTTTATTCTCTTTCCCTTCTTTTGTATTCCTTGTATAATGTCAGATACCACTTGAATGTCTCTGGGTAGTTCACTGGGTTGGGTATCGATGTCCCGAAAAATCTCTCTAGCTCTTTCCATATATGCATGATGTCCTCGTCCATTACTTGATTGCGATTGCACCGACAAACAGGTGATTCTGCCAGAACGGTTGTATCATATTAAACCCTACTCTATGCAGTACACTCTCTATCTCACTCCATGAGTTAGGTTTCAACATATTCTTCAGAGTTAATTCTTTGGTCATTATGTCATCATAGTCAAAGTGTTCTCTCTTATACTCATAGTAGATCGTTCTCATCATGTTCTCTATGCGGCTGTATTGGGTGTCGATCTTTTCTGCGAATATAAATGCACCCCCTTTGTTTAGTCCCTTGTATATGCGTTTTAGGGTTGACTTTCGATCTCTATATGGTATAAACTGTAGAGTGAATAGAGAGGTTACAAGAGAGGCGTTTTTAAATGTATAATTCCGAATATCATCGTGTATAAACGAGGTACTTATATTAGGGTATTTCTCTTGAAGGTGTTTACTGCGAGCGGTGAGAGAAGCGAAAAACCCCGAATATACTTCGACTCCTACGAAATTTGTGGAAGTACTTTCGTGATTGTGGGATATGATAAGGTCTGTGAGCTGTCCAGTAGAGCAGCCTATGTCTACTACGTTTGTGTTTTCCTCTACGAAATATCGGGAAAGGGAAGCAACATCATTGCAGAGGTCTTCGTACCCTCTTATACTCTTTTCGATATGAACATCAAATCCTTCAGATCGATGTGCAAATGAGAAATTATTCACCAAGAAATTCCTCCAGACTCCCACTCTCTTTCTTTGCGTACTTACCTATCAGTCGTTCACTCTTACCCATGTTCCCTATGGTTGCACATGATCTATCTGTATATGCGACTGTAGTGAACCTCTGCCCTGCACCGAATATTGGTGTTACTCCATGCAATGATTGTGAGTCTGCAATGCACACGGAATTATCGGGAAGGTCTAGCCCTACACCCCATCTTGGAAAACTCAGATATGCACCTGTGTATTCCCCTTGACGAAAACAGCACATCGTGGTATATTCTACATCCTTACCATCGGAGTGAATAGACATGGCCTTAGACTGCATTGCACTATACCGATTCGCACTGAGAGTCGTTATCATTCCATTGCGATACTTTGGTTCAATAGTTTCCTCTGCGAATTTCACTTGTCTCTTGTGTATCTCAGGGTTCGCCTTCTTCATTGCACGTTCATGGTATACGGACAATTCTTTGAGGTCATTCCACTTGTCCTCATTTGATATATTAAGGGCTCCTGTAAATCGTCCTCTCTTTGCACCAATCATCACCGAACTGATCTCGTTTGCATATGCGATCATACCCCACCCACCCGACTTAGTGCGAGTATAGTATGAGTTAGGGGATCGTAGTTTATAATGCTCTCCCTCTATCAGTCCCTTCTTTTTCATCTCTTCGGGGTCTATAGGGCCTGAACAGTTTGCCCTCATTACAGTCGTTTCCTCTATCGCATAGAGCTTGTCTCGAATTTCATCATTTGGAAATACATTGGTTATCACATATGCGATTGGTACACCCTCTCCATCAAGAGTTGCATCAGGACGGTAAACCGCTGTGTCTTCTGTTATGTTGTCAATTTTCTGGGAAAGATCATCCTCTGTATAGAACTGGCCGTTCCATCTCTCAAATGTCTCCTTCTCACCGAAATCATTTTCTGCGATTATCTTCCTCATGAGAAAAACTCCTCTAAATTACTTATCTGACTCGATTCATATGCACGTTTCCAACTAATAGTGGCAGCCAGTTTTGTTTTACCGCTCCACTCTCCACTATTCTTTGCAACCTTTTCTCTTAACTTAACAAACTGAGGAAATTTCTCTCTGAGTTGTTCTAATGATTTATTATGAATATCAAGAGTTCGTGTTGTACTGCATCCTCCTTCAGCCTGTGTGGTGCCTGGATTAATACGATACTTCAAGGATACCCTGTTTTGATGTCCCATTGTCAACAACTGTAGAGCAACATGATAATCCTCACTAATTGGTAAAGATAGCCAATCAATATCACTCACTGGTAGTTTCTCCGAATAAAACACATTACCACTCAATCTAGAATTAGTACGATAGTCCTTATCTCTTGTAGGTGGATTCCATGCAGCATCAGAACCAACAAAGGTAAATCCCTCATCCATCCACGAATTAAACAAGCTCATCATATCATCAAATTCATCATTTGTCAATGACCTATTACTGGGCCCATCTTCATTCTCTCTACGAGTATATTGGAATACACAGTCATCATCAATCACGCCGTAACGTGTTCCTTCTGCATATTCTGATATCCACTTACGTACAGGAGCAATACCTTGACCCTGTACAGGACAAGTCAGAGTTGGATACCCATTATGAATTTCTTTTGGATGGACTACCAAAACTGTCTTATCTTGCCACTTAGAGGGAAGGGAGTCAAAACAAGCTTGACTCCCCACTCGATTATAAGTTGGAACATAGAGTTTAGATATCATATGAGCAAATAATCTTTCTCAAACTCTAGAAACTCTTCACTAAGTTCAAATGGAAATCCAGTTACATATTTTCCAGTGTTCTTGCACCACAGTTTTTTTATTCCTGCTGCTTCATATCTCTTTTCAGTAGGGACTCGTAACCGTAAAGTTCCACCAGTGGTTTCATCATTTACAGTAAAAGTTTTAACAAGATTATTTTCTTCAACCGTAGAAACTACAGTCTGTGATGCAGTTAGACACTCACCAACGTAAGCATCAAAATTATCTTCAAACAAGTCTTCATATTTTCCAACCACAAAAGTTCCCCAAGTTTGACCAGATAAAATGTGTTCAGCAGTAGTAAGCTTTTTCTTTTCTTCTTTATCAAGAAGAGGATCATTAAGGATATCTTTTGCTGCCTTAGTCACATAACCAGAGGGACGGTCAAGAAGATGTTCATAAAAATCTCTTGTCATTGGACGGCGAGACTCCAAATCTTCCCAACGATTTCCAAAAAAAGGACAATTAAGATTTGCTCTTATATCATTCCAACTCGTTAGAAACCTTTTTCCCTGTTTAGATGTTAGACCATACTTTTCAATAATCTCATAGAACATTTCTATAGAGTACTTAGTCATAAGAAGTCTCCACACCAATCTTCCAAGAATCTGATTCATACTGTTTAGGAAAGTTCAAAGTGACAGAACCAACAGTACCATTTTCATAAGCATCAACAAATGGTTTCATGACAGAGTACAAAAATTCTGGACTCATTTCCTTGATAAGACGTTCACGTTCTTCGTTAAGATGTTTCAAATCTACAGTGTCATTAGTTTTGTAGATTACGTTAACATCCGTACCCTTAGTAATTTTAGGAAGGATAGAAGTGAGAACACGAGCATTATTGAAAATATTATCTCCAATGGCAAGGTTGGTCTGATGGTCAACTACTTTCTTACCCTTAGTTTCAATAGCATATTCACTTGCAATCTTTTCACGATTAAGGGGACGATGAGCATCAATCTTGATACCCATTTTCTTTTTTACTTCTTCAAGAATAATCCGTTTATCAGAGGGAGATTTTTTAAACCCCTTGACATAATCATCAAGGTCAGCAAGTTCAATCAAATTCTCACTCAAACCATAAAGAGTAGAAGAAACCAAATCTTCATTCGTAGACACTTTTTTCTCAAAGGTATCAACCATCTGATTTTCAAGAATGTTATAAGCAAACTCTGATTTCTCGTCATCAAACGCACACAGAGCAACCCACATATATTCTTCATCTTCACCAATATGTCCCTCAAGACGATGGTGTCCAGCAATAAGAACACCCTTTTCATTAACTACAGGGGGAACAAAAGCAAAACCACGATAATTACCAGACTTAATAATATTTTCGATGTTGGTAACATCACCCTCAAGAATAGCATTTGCACGAGCAGTGTTCTTAAAATCATGAATTACATCAGATACCTTGATATAAATAAACT